TAAGATTCCGATAATCACGAAAACACCTTGTCCTTCACGATTTGTGACCACGGGGTGCCAGCCTGCAGTTTCTTGATCGCTTCCCTGGCTGTCGTCTTGTCGTTTTCAGACCAGTCTTTTACTGGTTTACCTACAAGATCCTCAACAGCCTTTGGGTATTCAAGCCTATGGGCCGCAAACAGGTCCACCATTGCATTTCCCTGAGGCTTGGCTGCCACTGGTGCTGAGACTGGCTTTGCAACGCTTGGTGGGGCTGTATGACCTGTTGTGTGTCCAGCTGCTGCGTTGCCGTCATCGTCATCCGCTATGACACCCAAGGCCGCACTCAAAGACGCCCTCCGGGCATAGGTCGTCGCTGCGACCATTTTCTGGGGATCTTGAGGATCCTTGCAGACAATTGGGTAACGGCCTTCAACGTGCTGGCCGCTTGTGTGGATGATTCTCGTCAACAGAACAGGAACGCCGGAAGCATCGACGTCTGAAAGTTGGAGAACAGCCAGGCCGTTGGAGTGCAGGGCATCGCGCACTGCGTCCCAGACTGACGCCAAGTCTGCATACTTGCTGCGAAAATGTGGGTTGTTGCTGTCTTTGATTGCAATTCTGATTTGTGACTGTGCTTTGACAAGTGCCTGATAAATGTCTTTCATTTCAACCATCCTGGGAGTTCAAGGGTTTGTACTTGTTGAGAGTATGCAGGCCAGAGATCCAACGACGCGCATTCTTTGTAAAGTTCAATCGCTTTGATGTACTGTTGCCTACCGCGTTCCAACATTTCGTCTGAAGCCTTGTAAACAGCCACGGCATAGGGTGCGTCTTTCTCGACAGCAACCCAATAGAAGTCGCGCTTGAAGCCGTCTATTGCTAAGGCGACGTCAATGTAGAAAGCGGCCTGCACTTCAAAGCCAAAGTTCACAACAGACCGGACAAACGCATCCTGTCTGGCGTCAGTAGTGGTTTTGAGGTCGACGATATATTTGTCTGTTCTGTAATCTGGCTTGATCCTGACGTTAACATCGCGGAATCCATCAATGACACCCGCTGTTTCAGCCATTCCACCGGCAAGGAGTGCGCTTGCCCCCAAATGTGTGCGTACTGCGGAGGCGATGGAAGTCGCCGCGTCGTAATCTGCACGGCTGACGAACTGTATTCCCTGCTGTGCTGCAAGGCTTGCTTCCCAGTCACGAACGGCCTTTCCTTCCTTTGTCCTGCCGTCAACGTCAGCGCGCGGCCTATAACGCGCCTCTGCAATGTAAGGTTCCAGTACGAACGTGTGCGCCAGACTTCCGAATGCCAGCGCGGGCGATTCCAGTTTCGCAGGGTTGCGATAATGTGCAGGGCTGCGAAGCAAACGCCTAATATCAGAAGAGGAAAGGAAAGTTCCATATTCATTGAAATACTCGTTGTCTGTTAGTTGTTTCCACATCTTAAAACTTAACCTCTGCAGCGCGCTTGCCTTCGTACTCTGCAAGGATCTGGTCTGCTTGATAGCTTGTTGCCTGTGTCTTGAGTGCGTTGACGATTTCAATGATTTCATCAAAGTCTGCAGGCTTGGTTTCTAGGCTTACAGCTTCAGCCATCATTTCAAGGCGCATGGACAGTTCGCTAAAGAACGCTTTGCGTGCATCGGGTGCAAATTTGCCAGAAATAGAGAAAAACATAATGATACTCCTATGGGCTTAATTGCCGTCGGATGTGATACATTTTTAATATCAATAATTCAACTTTAAAGGCATAAACAATGGAAAACACAAAAACGCTGATGGGTTATCGCGTCTGTCTTGAGGCTGGCCATGGGTACCATGACGATAACGTCTATGATTCGGGCGCAAACAATAAGGGCATTCACGAACACATGCTGAACGTCGCGCAGGTTGAACACCTTGCAAAGCTTCTCGAGGCTAAGGGCTGCAGCGTCAGCAAGGTCATCTGCACTAAGGGCAACGGCCTGTCCCTTGGACAACGTGGCCTGCAGGCTGCCGGGCACCACCTTTTCATCAGTCACCACCACAACGCTTCTCAGGGCAAAAAGGCACAAGGGACAGAAGTCTTGTTGCACTTGCAAGGCACTGCAACGGACAAACGGTTTGCCGAAGGTCTTTCAAAGGCCATAGCTAACGCCCTTGGCTATGCAGACCGTGGGGCTAAGAAGCAAAGCCTTGGAGTGTTGAGAACTGTGCCGGATAGCGTGCAAGTTGGAGTCCTGGTTGAATCGTATTTCATGGACAACAGTAGCCTTGATCCTGATGATCTCGAGGCGTTGTCATTAAAGGCTGCAGACGCAGAGGCCGCCTACATCGAAGCGTACCTGTTGGCCAACTGTAAGCCTAACAAGGTCGTAATGGTTGAACCTAAGAAAGTAGACTTGCCGCCTGCAGAACCAAAGAAGGTCGAACTGCCTAAATCGCCTTGGAAGCGTTAAGGCGAAACTGTCACAGCCTCAGACGCAAGAACGTCGCCGGCGTCATTCCTTACAGTCAAAAGACGTTTTCCAGGATTCTTGAGAACTACGCCATATAAGACGTGGGTTCCATCAACATCCTTTCCCATGTAACCCAAACGCCATTTGTCTGCCCAAAGATGCGTATTGTACTGAAATGGCGCAGTGTATCTGACAGTAAACGGGTGCAGCACAACTACAGACCTGTCTATCAGGATGCGTGGAGGCCGAGGCGTTGGTTTTGATGTTGGGGAAGGCGTGGGGCTTGGAGTGATTGTTGGCGCGGGTGTTGGGGCAGGCTGTGAAGGCGTGTCCTCGGATTCGCACTTCGTTAGCATACCCAACAACAATCCAACAATGGCCGATAGCGTCATGGCGATTTGACGCCACTGGCCCACTGGCAACCATTTCACGATCGCCAGCAAGCCTGAAATAAACTGCAGGACTGTTTTAAGCCTTGAGGGCTTCATAGACTGCACCCAAAAGTTCCAGTGCTTCAGAAGCTGCGATGTCTTTAATCTCTGCAGGAATTTCGCCTGCGCCCTTCACGCCTTCAACCAACAGGTCACGGAACTTTTCATCGGAAACAAGTTTGCTTCCCAAGGCAACTGCGTCTGACAGGTCAAGGCCGTCTTTTGCAAGGTCTGCAACCGTTTTGCCAAGTTTGATGAGTGCTACAAGTGCTTGTTTTGTCTGTTGGACGTCTGTCATTTTGCGTTCCTTTCAAGTTGTTGGATGCGCTTTTCATGCATATCGATCAGTCTGTCTTGATTTGTTACCTTTTCAACAATGACTGCAAGTTTAACAGAGAGATCCTGCAAGCCAAGTTTTGTCTCTTTCATAAACTCAATTGCTTGAAGCAGAAAGAAGGCGATGATCCCTCTGATAACCCAATCTGTTATGCCTTTAAGATCCATAATGCGATCCCCACTGCAACGCTTAAAGTAGTTGAAAAAGCCACACCGTAAAGTGCGTATTTAGCAAGTTCCCGCGCCGCTGCGAGGTTGGCGGATTCGATGTTTAGCCTGGCTTCCAGATTCGTCACAGCACTTGCCAGACGGTCGATTTGACCTGCGTTCAATTTACCACGGCTGAGAGAATCTTGGATGTTGTAGTCTGAGTGTTCCGTTGCCCATTTGACGTGCTTTTCAAGGTCATGCACTGCATCCCAAACAGGCGAAAGGTCTGTGATGTTCTGGAAGGCGTCAAACGAGGCTGTAGGCACGCGAATGATAAAGTCGTTAGCGTTTACCTTCTCCACCTCGCAACCGTCGCCTGTAAGCCTTATTTGAGGGTCACTTTTTCCAGAGTGATGGAATGGAAACTGGTTGACGTCTTCTTTTGCAGGAATCTGGACGTGGGCCATGGGATCACCTCTTTGAGTAGTGTTTTCCTGTGTAGGTAAGTGCGTTTAAGTCTACACCAAACAGGCCTGCGAGAAACAGCCATTCCCAACCTTGTGACCTTTGCCATGCGCTATCGGTTGTGTCGCGCTGTATTGACCAATCTTCCTTGAAGTCCGGTTCAGAAGGCCACAAAGCAAGGGCAAGTTGGGCGCAGGATTCATCGGCACCTTCTACCACATAACAGAACCACGGATTGCCAGGCTGTCTAAGGTAAGCGTTTCTTGCAGCTTCATATGAGATAAGCGTCTCGAAGCCCGTCTTCCAAGCGATGTATGCAGCATTCACGACTAAGTTAAGCTGGTAGCCTGTTGGCACCGCAATGGACTGCATAAGTAATGTCTTGCTGAATATCTGTCCGTTGAACCACATCGTCGGGTCTCTTACAAAGCCAAGGTGTGCGTGTGTGAAGCCAAGCAACGCAAGTGAGACGGGTGTGAGATCACAACGTCCATCAGTGGCATCATTGCATATTTGGCCGTTGTCTTTGATGCCACGCTTTACGTCTAACCATTTGTTCTCGCCATGTAGCTGTGCAGCCATAAAGCCAAACAACTGATCTCTTGAGGCAGTATTGTCTGTGTCATTGCGATTCGGTGCCCTGTAAAGTTGGCCGTCTTTGACTGAGGCTGAAACACCGTTACAGGCAGGCTTAAAACCAACAGCACAGCCGAAGCCTAGTATTCCAGCCATTCCATCGCCATCATTGCAGTATTGTCCTGAAGGATAGCCGTCACACCAAGGTGCCCATAAAGCTGTCTCTGAGGCTTTGAGTTTGATTGCTTGAAGTGTGTCTGGTGAGAGAGAAGGATCTCGCGGGTCAGGAAACCCGCAAGAGGAGAGAAAAAAAGCGCAGAGGAAAACATGTTTCATACGCTTTTCCTTTGTTTAGTTCACTCGCGTTGCTGTTAAGGTGGTCGTTAACCAAGTGCAAGCGGTGGAATCTCGATATTTCTTTGCGTACAAGATGCCGCTGGCTGAAGCATAAGCATCTGACCAAACATTGTTACGTAACCTGTAGAAATTTGTTCCATCGTAACGAATCAAGGCTGTTGGTGGCGTTATATTCATTTTAGCAAATGTAAGTGCACTCAACCAAGCATCATTAACTCCACTTACTCGCCACGTAGTTACGTTTCCTGATTGTGGCCCAATCCATGCCAAAAAATCAGTTACTGATGCCGCAGCGCCAACATTCAACTGTGCATGAATGTTAACTATCCAAACTCCCGGCGTTAAAGTTATAGAAGCACCATCACTATAGATAGCAGATGTTCCACATGAATCATTTTCATTTGCACGCATTTCCCCAACATAGCCGCTGCTGATAGCCGCACCTGTCGCACTCGCTTTCACAGGGCCTTCAACGTACAGCGCAGAGTTTGATGGTTGGTCGAGGGGCTTAAACGTAATTGTTGGCTTTGCAGGATACGTTGTGCCGTTTGCTGAACTACGAATTAAGCAACGTCCGTTTCCGCCACTTTTACTTTGTTTTAACACCAGTGCAAGTTTTGGTTGAAATGATGAAATTGTTACAACACCACTGCTCAATGTGACCCAATCAACTTGTCCAGCCGCACCGACTTCTGTAAATGCAGAAGCCACGGATGTGTCTGAAAATGACGTTCCGCTAACATGAATGCGTGCACTACAAGCAGTCGCACCAGCCGTTCCAAAACTATAAACTGCACCCTGTTCAAACGATGTTGTAACTTCGTATGTTCCCGGTGGAACATTTTCAAAACAAACACCAACGTCATTTGCTGTTAAACCACAAGATGTGGATGCAATAGTTGCTTTACCAAATGGAATTGGCGTTCCAAAATTTGTTGTATTTATTATCGTATTGGTCGTCGCACCGATTGTAGAAATGTCTATATTTCCAGACCACGCAACACCACCAAAAGTATTCTGCCTTTCCGGCGTCACGACAAGTTCTGAGGAGGTGGGGAAGCGGTAGACTGTCCAATAAAGACTTTCTTCAACGCTTCTGGAAATAACAAGCATACTAGTAGCACACCGCACATCAAAAGTATAAGCCGTTCCAGCTACAAGTTCCGCATTAAATTGAACTGATTGACGCATTTCATTGGATGTTGCTCCGGTCGAAGTATAAACCGCAAAAAGATTGTTTTTTAGAGTTCCGTTTTGATAAACATTGCATTGACCAACACTCAAAGCACTAAGTCCAATATACCCAGATACACCAATCAAATGATTTCCTGATTTTGTTGCTGTAAACGTAATTGCCGGAACACGTGTGGTAGGTGCTAAATCCAAACCTTCTTTTGTATAATTCGAACAATCAGTATCTGCTGCAATCGCGCTTGTGTTAGCGCCAGTCCAAATACAATTTGCGCCATAGTTTCTCAACGTACCGATCAACTCAGCCTGCGCCACGTTCGCTTGGTTTGTCGCAAGTCCAACGTAAATTCCACCGATCTCGTTTGTGCCTGTCATGTTGGCAGTAGTCTGTGCGATTCTAAAAGTTGTCAGGTTTGTAAGGTCGCCACATGGAAAGTTTATCGACGCAATACGAGGATCTGTCGATGGCGTAAGCGTAAGGCTTGCGACTACTAGGCTGTTCTGCACAAGTTCAGCTTTTGTTGTCGCTGTTGCAAAGCCTCTGTAGCTGAATCTTGCTTCACAGTTTTGACCTTTCATGCCTTGGTCAAAGGCACGCAGTGTCCAAGTGGCATGAACACCTGCACCGAAGGATGTGGTTGACAGTGTAAATTCTGATGTTGCCACCAAGGGTGTTGTCGTTGACCGGCTGAGGCTGATACCCGCCGTGGTGGATGTGTTGGAAAGGTTTGTCTGCGCATTAGGGTTCAACACGAAGTTGCTTTGCCCAAACACGTTGGAAACGTAGTTTCCTTGCAGGATTACAGGGTTTTGGGCTGTGGCCAATGGCACCGCCGCTGTTGTAAACAATGTTGTCCAAAAGGCTAGTTTCTTAAAATTCATATAACCTCCGATTAAACGTAACTTGCGATCATATTGCGAGAAATTTCAATCCATCGACCTGTACCGCTTGAATCATATTGTACCAAAAGCGTTGAATACTTCGACAAAACAACATCGCCGTTCAGAATCCAACCATTTGCAGCGTCATTCTGTGCAATTGTGATGGTGTTCGTACTGTCATCGCCGATAAACAAAATTGTCATTCCGTCAGTGCCGCCTGCAAGGGTTGTTGCCATGCTAAGAGGGCCGCCGCTGCTTTTGACTTTGATTCTCTGGAAAGGCTGTGTCCCGATTGTAGGTGTGCCGCCCGCGCCAAGCGTCTGAACTGCTGAAGTTTTGAACCCGCCAGCCACACCGCCGACAACCTGCCATGCGCCACCTGTAAGAAGGTTTGCAGACCATTTGAGGTAAAGTGCCGCGCCAGATGGCAATGCAATATCCCCGCCTGTTCCTGTGACAATCTTATTTCCCGCAGAGGATGAACCACTGTTGTTAGCAATTGTGACGTCTCCGGCTGTCGCGTTGATCAAAGTCAACTGATAGCCAGAAATGCCGCCTGCGAGGCCTGTCAGCGACGTTCCCGACGTAATGCGCACAAAGTCAGCCAAGGCCAACGAGACGTCGTTACCGGCTGCAATTGCCGTTCCTTCTGGAAGCTGTGCGCCTGTCAGAACAGACACCACTTGCCAGCCGCCTGCACCTGCAAACAGGTTTGCAGAGTACTTGAGAAGCATCGCTGCGCCGTTGACCAATGGTCTGTCCGCGCTTGATTCTGTCGCAATCTTGTTTCCTGCAGATGACGACGCGCTGTTATGGGCAATCGTCACTGTTGCGCCAGTTGCATTGATCAACGTCACTTCATAACCACTGAGTCCACCGGCCAAACCTGTGAGACTTGTGCCAGACGTTAAACGCAGAAATGAACTTGCACCAAGGTTCACGTTGTTGCCGGCAGCAATCACCGTGCCTTCCCGTGTGATTAGTTCCTTAGTTGTCTGCAAGCGTTCTGGAAAAAAAGCCATTTTAACCCCCTTACGCCCATGCCGTTGCCGACAACAGAACGCCTTCTTTAATGTTAATCAATACTTTATGAGTCCCGCCTAATCTTTGTTTAATTGTGATAACGCCAGTGTTGTTGCCTTTTGAGATATAGAAGCCATTACCCGAATCTGCTTCTTGGTATTTGTTTTCCTGATCTGACAGGATCGTAAACAACCCGTGCTTGTAGAACGCTACAACTTCTAAACCTGCGTGACCTTCTGCGTTAATACTGAACTTAAAGCACTCGCCTTTTGTCGCATCAAAAGTCAAAGTCGTGCTTTGCAGGTGTGTGACGTTTCCAAAAGCTGTCGCAGACGGCTGCAACATTGCACTTACGACCGTAAGGTTGCTGTAAGGAATGGCCGACACTATTGCCCCGGTCATAGTTCCGCCAGTTTTCAACAGGTACGCAGTCAATGCTGTGGTTGCCGTGTCAAAACTGAACACGCCTGCGCTGTAAACAACTGGCGCCGTCGCACTAAACAAGCCTTGCACAGCGGTGTTTTGTACCTGTGCGCGTAGACCCTTGGATGCGCCAGACTGAATCGTCAAACCAACTATCGTATAGCCTGCGTCTGCCGCGTCTGTAGACAATCGCACGTCGCCATTGATGATGCCTGCGCCGAACGTCATATCAAGGCTGTTGGTGTCTGAGACGCTAATGGCACCGCGAATACTAGAATCTGCAATCTGCGCGTGCAAGCCTTTACTTGTGCCTGGCGTCTTAATTGACAACTCGACAGGCTGATAGTTTAGCGCCGCTGAATCCGCTGACAAAAACAGTGTTCCGCTGATTGCACCCGATGCGTATGTAAGATCCAACACGTCCGTATCAGTTACGCTAATGAGGCCAGTGATTGCAGATTCAGCAATCTGTGCGCGGATGCCTTTGGACGTTGCTGACTCAATATTGAGGTCAACTTTCTTAAACCCTGCGTCTGCTGCATTGGCTGACAAGCGAACGTCGCCGGTCATTGCACCGCCTGAATAGGTCAAGTCAATCGAGTTGCTGTCAGTGACGGACAGTGCCGCTTGAATAGATGCGTTGCTGATTTGTGCGCGCAAGCCTTTGCTTGTGGTGCTTTCGATGTTCAGCGGAACAAGCTGATAGCCAACGTCTGCAGCATTTGCCGATAGACGGACGTCCGCACTTGTCGCGCCGCTGCTGTAAGTTAGGTCAACGCTGTCAGTATCTGTAACGCTAAACAACGCTTTGATGCTTGATTCGCTAACAACCGCCAACAAGCCAGGCGACGCGCCAGATTGCACCGTAATGGTTGCTTTGAGGTTGCCTACAGGTGCCGCGTCCGTTGAAATGCGCACATCTGCAGTCAAAGTGCCTAAGGTGTCCGTCAGGTCGATGCTATTAGTATCGGCAACGACAATCCCGCCACCGGCTGGCTGCCAGTCTGCAATGCTTTGATTGTAAGCATAAAACTGGCGAACTGAGAGAACGAAAACAACGTAGCCGTCAGCCGCAATAAAGTCCGGCGTCGGTATATCCGGGACAATTGGCACCCCGTCTAACGGGATATAAAGGTGCGCCATGGTTCACCTCAGCCGTTGATTGTGCAGTGTGCGATAACTTTGCAAGTGCCGCCAGAACCGGATGTGTGCGCATTGTTGAGGCGCAGGAATTTAAACCCTACGCGCTGCAGTTCGATGATATGATTTGTCGTCGTCGATGTGTAGCTAAGAGAACTAGACGGAACTGTGCTGAAGTTCACACCGTCATTAGACGACTGAAGGCTAACGCTGCCTGCCGATGTTCCTGCACCAAAGGTGAAGATGATTTGAAGGCTGACAAGCTGATAAGGTGCAACCGAAATGGCTGGCGTATTGAAGCCTGCGCCAAGTGCCTGTGATTCGATGATTACAAGGTCAACTGTTTGTTTCATTGTTCTTTTCCTCCGGGAAGTCGTTTCGTAGCTTGTTCACCTGCTAAAAAGTTTAGATATACGCCGACAAGTTCTGGATCGTTTTTAGCTAGCTTTTGCGCAGCGTTTAACATGGATGCCGCAACCTGCGGGCCACGTTCGCGGGCAATCTTGTTTACAAGTGCGAGTGATGCACCACCGATCGCACCGCCGACACCCATCGTAGCACCACCTGCGCCTGCAAGTCCTGCGCCAGTAATGTAGTCTGTCAGACTAATGCCTCTGTTTGTTGCCATGCGCGTCGCTTTTTCTTGTGCTGTCTGTGCCGCTTCAGTGGCGAACGAGTATTTTTGATTGGCTGCTTTGAGTTTCTTTACAAGACTTTCGCCGCCTTCTAATTCGCTTGCTGACTTTTGAAGCTGACCACGCACAATTTTTGATATTTTCTGCATCTGTTCATTCAATGGTTTGTCGGTGCCTGTCGGCGTGTAGGCTTTTTCTCCAATACCGCGCAATTCATCGTGCAAACCTTTAAATGACGGTTGGTAACCTTCCTCTATCATGTTGGCGAGGCGTGACACATATGCGCTTTCAACGCGATCGGCCATGTCTGCGGTTGATGCTGTTTTGCGCAATGGCTGGATTACGTCTTTGTAAATCTTTGCAAGGATGTTTTCCATCGTGCCTTCTGGAACTTTGCCATCTGCAATCTTGTCTATTTTGGCGTAAATGTCGCCGATTATTTTGCCTTGCTTTGCTTCTTGCTGCGCCGCTTTTTCTGCAATTTGTGGCACGTTCTTTCCGGCTGTAACAATACCTTGTTCAAGCACCTGTTTGCCGTAAGCTTGGCGTCCACCTGGAAGGCGTTCAATTCTACGAGAAGGTTTGAGAATATCGGCACCAGTTGCCTTTGCTGCGCGTTCATAGGCCGCAGATTCAAGTTTTGGCTGCAAATATTCAGCACCTTTTTGCCCTACCTTTGTCAGTGCTGCGCCAGTTCCTGCGCCTTTGAGAACTTCCAAAGGATCAAAGCCTGATTCTGCGCCGGCTTGGACGCCACTGACTATCGCCTGACCTGTTGGCGATTGAAACAATTGACTAGCAAGTGCGCGCGTTCCTGTTCCGACAGCCGCAAACGGGGCTGCAACAAGTTGACTTCCAAGTCCCAAAGCCTGTCCGCCCATATAGGAACCGGGTTCGTATTCTTGGGCAATCTTTTCGCGTTCTGCGTAGCGTGCTTTTTCTACTTCGTATGGATCCAAGTTTAAAAATTCAGAAGCTTTTTTTGGCAAAACAGTATGTCCAAGGCCACGAATGGCTGGCGCAACATACTTTGCCGTTCCAAAGGTCAATACGTCCGCTAGGCCACGTGCTGTAGCCTCTGGCGATGACACAGGCACGTCTGGTTCTGGCATTTTGGCAGGGCGTGCAGGTTTTGCGGGTGACACAGTCGCACGTTCTTCGGCTTCAAGTTCTTCAAATTCAAGTTGATCTAGTTCTCGTTGTTCTTCGGGTGACAATGGCATTACTGGCCCCCTCTCAATTTGCTGCGCAATTCTTCAAGACGTTTTTTCTTTTCAGGTGTCATGCCACCGCGTGCCGCTGGCGCAGTTTGTTCAACGCCAACCACCGCCTCAGGACGCGCGCCGTACAGTTTACCTTGTTCGATGAACTGCTGGCGTTTTGCCTGGTACGTTTCTTCAATACCTCTAAACAGGGCTTCGGCTGTCTGAATGAGGTTCTGGCGTTGTCCTGGCTGCAAACGTCCTGTTCCTGCCGCCTTGGACAGCGTGTTACGCATGGAATCGATCAGGCCGCCGCCGCGTTCTGTGATGGCAAACTCTGTTTCACGCACAACAGACCCAGGGTCGAGGATCTTTGCAAACTTGGTGATAAGTGCTTGGTCAGATTGAGGTGTGCCTTCGTTGGCCAGCGTTCTAAGCTGTGCGAGTTCGTTTTTCATTAGTTCATGTGCTTGCACCGTTTTGTCTGCGCGGTATTTGCCTGCCAAGTCCATTTCAACCTTCGCCACGTCCGCTGGAACATCGCCCAACATCTTTGGAGGCTTTTCTGCTTTTGGTGCTTGAGGTTGTGCTTTCTGCATTGCGCGTAGGCGTGCAATTTCTTTCTGCGCTTCGATTTGTGCCTGCTTGTCACCGCTGCGTGTAGCCGTTTCGTAACGTCTGTATGCGTCGTTATTAAGGCTTTCTTCAGTACGCTGTCCAAGCAATGCCGACTGATACCTTGCGCGTTCTTCTGCCTGATACTTTTGCACAACTGCAGGCATAAACTGCTTCAACTGATAGGCTGGAACATTTGCAGGCACGTTCACATCAAATTCCTGCCTCATAAAGTCACGGGCAAACTGTGAAACGTCGCTGTTGGGGTCGTATTGTTCCCGTTCGTCTGCAAAGTTGATTTGCTTAATTGCAAGGTCAACGGCCCGGGCGTTCATTTGCATGTTTTCATTGGCAACATCCAAGCGGTCTTTCAACTGCTGACGCGCAAGTGTGTCTTCACGGGTTACAATCTTCTCTGCAATGCTTTCAGCTTGCTTGCCACCGATTGAACCGGCACCCGATGCCGCCTTAGACGCAGCAATGAACAGACTGCCAAGGCCACCACGGTCACGCAGCGCGTCAACATCTTCCATAGCAACGCGGGCCTGCTGAACTTGGTCAAGGTTCTGCTGCAGCATGTCAGGATACTTTTTAGCCAAAGCAGAATAGAGGCCTTGAGGCGTGTTGAGGTCTGGCATCTTATCCGTAACATTGTCTTTCTGCGGTTCAAGGCTTGTACCAGGCGCAACATCTGCCTTTGTGTTGTCGTCGAGTTCCCACGGCTTGTCGTCCAACATTCTAAGGTCTGCAATCGACAGACCCGTATCCGGTTCACTGAACTGCGGACCAATATCGAACTGACTTTTGCCAAGTTGCACGCCACGGCCTGCGCCTCCTGTACCGCCTCTGTTTGTTCCGTATGACTGTTGAGGCTTAGGCTTTTCAGCTTGTGGGATTTGGTAAGACTGGCTTGTTGTGGACGCATAGTCCATTTCCAGCGGTTCATAGCCTGTTTCAAGCTGTGGCATCGGTGGTGCGGGCGGAACTGCTTGCTTGCCTCTGAACAGTTCAAGAAAGCCTTTGCGCAAGTCTTGCGATGACATTCCGCCAAGCACAGACGACGGTTCTGCTGGCGACCCAAAATTCATGTAAGTTGTGTTGCCCTGTTGAGACATATCAACAGGATCGTTGGCGTCGGGAATCCGCACGTCGCCGGACAAGCGTTTGTAATATGGACTCAATGGCATACTTTCACCTCATGCGTTTGCTGACGGATATTTTTTGCGTCCTGTTAGTGGATCAATTTCATCCTGATAGGACGGTGCTTCCTGGTAGCCTGCGCCACCAAAAGGCTGTTGATATTGTCCACCTGCGGGTGCTTGCTGTTGCTTGACGTATCCCTTTGGAACATATCCCGCGCTGAGATAGCCGCCAGTCGATGCAAGGTCGCCCATACCTTGAATAAGCTTATTAGTGTCCTGCGCCTCGCCTGTGCGTCTGTCCGCTGCACTGGCAGCAAGGCCTGATTGTTTGCCGTATTTAGCAAGTTGGTTCTGATACTGCTGTTGGGCAAACTGCATCGCACGGTCACGGGCTTCTGCTTGTGAACCGACGTTTTTGTTGGCGATACCTTGGCGGCCTTGGATGTTAAACATCTGACCACGGTTGCGAATTTCCGCAGCAAGGTTTGCTTGTTCCTGCATGGACGACGCCAAGCGTTGATTGAATGCGTTGATTGCGTTCACGTTGCCGCGTTCGATGTCGAGTTCACGGCCAAGCTGTTTGCCAGCAAGTCCGCCTGCTTCTGTTTGTGCCCTCGCGCGTTCCTGCAAGCCTGCAAGTGCTGCTTGTTCACCGGCAAGTGCTGCCTGCATTCCTGCGCCCTGTTGCTGCTGAAGTGCTGCGCCATAAGCTGCAAGGCCGCCTTGTTGACCCTGACGTTGCAACTGTTGCTGCAAGGTTGCCGCTTGGCTTGCCATAGTGCCTGCCGCTTCTCTCATGCCTCTGGCACGTTGGATTTCAGCCATAACGTCCGTGCCGCTGCGTGAACGGTCAAGCAAGTCTTGCAAAACCTGCTGTTCTGCGCCTTTTGCACGTTGCGCCTCTGCAGATTTCATTTCAACCATGCGAGGATCACGTTCACGAACGTACTGCGCAACTTCCGGATCGTAGTTTTCAAGCCACTTGTAAACTTCTGGCGTGAAGTATTCAGGACGTGCTTCAGGAATACCGATCTTATTTAAAGCTTCCTGCAGCTTTGCCTCTTGGTCACGCGCGTAAGCTTGTGCCTCTTGAGATTGCCCATATTGCAAAAAGCCACTGAGAACCTGCGGCCCGAGAATAAGTGCTAAGGTTGCTGGATCCATGGTTATGCCCCCGCCCTGCGTCTTGCAGCTTCATACGGATCAAAAGACGATGTTGTAGTTGGTCCTGCTGGAATCGTTGTTGTTTTCAATGGAACGCCGGTTGCCGCAGCCTGCAAAGCTTGATTGATTGTTGCGCGAACTTGATCTTCACTCAATTTTGTTGACGGTTCCAAAGCTTCCGTTGTTTTGCCAAGGCTATACTGCGAAATATCTTGTCCAGGTGCCATGCCAAGCAAGCCCACCAATCTTTGATATTGTTGCGCCTGTTCTGGGTTCAATGCCGCAACGTCTGCAAGCGTTGGATCAATAGGTTGTCCGCCCTGTAGCATTCCCTGAATAATACTTTGAATGTCTACGCCCTGAACTGCTGCTTGAATTGCAGCAATATCTGGTTCGGTAATAGTTCGTTCTGGACTAAAAGGAATCTGACTTCCCGGTGCTGTCGGCAGGTTGTTGTAGTCTCCCGATAGCGGCACATATTCGACTTCCTCTCCGGCTGGTACCTGTGGAAGCACAGATGCCATGTATGATTGAAGGAATTGTTCTTTTAAAGGTGCTGACAAAGTATTGTAATAATCGATCATCGCCTGATTCTGCTGCGCTGAAGCTGCCATGCGACCCTGTTTCAAAGGATCGATTCCTGCCTGATAACCGGCCAACATTGGATCAATCTTGCCAGTCAGTGCGCCTACAAGTCCGGTTCTTTGCGATTCAACCAACTTGGCAGCGTTTGCCTGCGCCTCTTCTGTCAGTTTCTTCTCGAGTGCATCTGCAGCCGCCTGTTCAGTAGCACGCAACGCCACACCCTTGGTTGCCAAGTCTGCCGCGCCACCTTTCTTTTGAAACAGCAAAGCGTCGAGGCCTGCCATGCCTGTGGTGTATGGGCCTGTAGCTTCCTTGCGCAATAGTGATTCAACAGAACCGCCGCGCAGTGCTTGCAACGGGGTAAATTCCTTCACGTCAGCAATGCTTGCCGTGGTAGTTGGAATTGTCGAACGTGTCAGAATGTTTTGTGCTGTGCCTGTGGTTTTTTCGTCGCCCTTTGCAACGCCTTCAACAGCTTGGCCAAAGTCTGAAAACTGAGGTTCGCTTTTCAGTTTTTCCGCCTCTGCTGTTTTGTATCCGAGGCCTTCCTGTGCGACGCGCGTTGCCTCTTGTCCTGCTTCACGCAACAAAGGCTGTTCAGCAAGCTTTGTGATGCCGCCGATGTTTGCACCTTGAAGCTGACGTTGGAACGCTGCGCCTGGTGCCGCGCCTGCCTTCGTGAAGTCTTCTGGTGCTTTATTTGCGCTTGGACCAACGGAAGGTGCGCCGGTCGGTGCTTCAGTTCCAACGCGCTTTGAAGGTGTCGCTTCTGGTGCGATCATGCCCATAAGGCGTCCGTATTGTTCCTCAGATCTTGGTTTTAGTGCGACTGCCATGTTTCACCTCAAAGCATTGGCGCAGCTTCTTCAGCCGGTGCCGAAGGTTTTGCTGCTAAGTCTGTTAGTTCTGTTGCTGTTTGTCCTGGGAGTGCTGCGGGTTGGCCTTGTGCGCCCGCCTGTTGCATGGGTTCGCCACGCAGAATGGCTTTCAGCATGGGGTCAAGTTGCTGTTCCATAGTAATACGTTCTTGCATCAATGCTATCACAGCCTGTGTAATTTCTGACTGCGTTCGAACGTAAGGATTATACAACAGCTTTTTGTAGGCATTGATGAACATCGGATGATTATCGGTCATCATTGGGGCAACTGGTCTGCCTTCAAGGATAGCGTCGATTTCACCCTGAACTGCCATGTTTTCCGACAGGTCGTCATCAAACAGGGTGTCAACTGGCGCGCCTTCAATCAGGTTGAGATATTGCTGAGGCTTCTTTACAAGGCCAGCTTGCAAAAGGCTGTCACCGAACTGCAGACGGCCTGCGACTGTGTTCATCAAAGGCGATTGAGTGCGGATCTTAATCTGACGCAGGCTTTTGAGGTCTTCAGACTTGAACTGTTTGACGTAGGAAACAGAACCCTCGCCGGTGATGTCGAGAATCTGTTCCTCTGAAGCAAACAGTTTGTAATTCTGAATAGCGACGTTCACCAGTTCCTCTGCCCATATCGTGATCGACTTGGACGCGCTGTTGAGAAACTCCATCGCGTTGGCTGCCAGGGTTGCCGCCATTGCACCAGACGTCACGTTTGCCGGCGGTTGTCCGCGCAGGGTTTCCGTGATCATCGACACGTTTGACATGTACTGGCTGCAGATGTTGAGGAAGTTAAACACCTCAGGTGGTGTGCTTGTAAGCTGCAAAGGTTCTGGCTTGCCGCCGCCTTCCGCGTTTGCAGGGGTGTAGCTAATGAACGAAAGGCCTTTGATGTCGTTTACGCTAATGTCTGCGCCCTTGGGCACCAGAACGCTTTGAACTGCAGTCGCCTGTTGATTTGTGGCGATTGCCGAAAAGCTGTGGTCAAGCAGTTCCTGCGCGGGCAACAAGTTGGAAAGCATTGGATAGCCAAGGCCTGTCCCCAAGATGTTTTCGAACTTCAGGAACCTGCCAGGAATCTGTCCGTAAGGGTTTTCACCGTCTTCAAAGACACAAGTCCCGCTGGCATAGATGGTCATGCGGCCCTGTGGCAGTGCGGGCGTTGGCTTGTGATAGAACTCGTAAACATAGATCATGTCTGACGATTCGTAGCGCGACAAAAAGTTGAGGTTAGGCAACGTCTGACGCACTTCCTTAACGGACGGAATGCTACGCACTTGGTCTGCAAGTTCAGGATAACGCGCTGCATACGTCCAGCGGTTGCGAACGCGCTTAATAACGACCCAATCAATGTTTTTCTCGTTTTCGATAGACCAGTCAAACACGATGTCATGCGGATCGTGGATGTCCATTTCAAGTGCGCCTTGGTACTGCAGGCCATCACCTTCGGGACGAACTCCAATAGGCTGTCCGCCTGCTTGGTTCCAAGTCACTGAACCGAACACATGGCCGAGAACCGCAACACGTTCTGCGGCTGATTCTGACAGTTTGTCCATGCCCTGCTTTTGCCAAAGGTCATTAGCCAGTGCCTTGCCGATCTTTGCAGTCTGCAGAGGGTTTGCGTCGTCGATGTCTGTCAAAGCTTCCCAATTGTAACGTTGCTTGGTGATAACAGAGACAAACTGACGAATAAGAGTGCGGGCCTGTGGGACAACCATGCGCACAAGTTCGCCTTGTTCACCTGAGAACCCCAAGCTTGTCAGCCAGGAATCTGGGTTTATGACTGGCGAGTAGTATGCCGACATATTGCGCCAGTAGGCTGCAAGGATGGACGTGAAAACAGACGATGCGGCTGTGTTTGAACCCCACATCTGAACGTGATCGTCTAGGTGCCCAATCACGGTATCGGTGTCGTCTGTTGCCCAATATCGATCGGATTTGATGTTGATCATCTGCTAACCCTTTGCGTGACTGGTTTCGAGAATAGGCTTATTGCTTGTAGTTCTAATGGTTCACCTGCAACCTTGTGGTCAAGGATAGGCTGAATAAAGGTGCCGATAAATACTTCACGCGGCACATAAGTTCGCAGAATAACCGCAGGCTGTGTTGTATAAATGCGTTGAATAGAGGCTTCTCCACCCCAAGGAAAATTACCCCATTCGAGTTCGCCCCAACCGCCAAACGTCGGTGCAACACCGTTGGTCCCCACTTTATAGTTCCACTGCTGTTTTGTGCTTGAGGTTACACTATCACTGCTGAAGTCCAAAGAAATGTTCGAACAGCTTTGGAAGCTGCGGAAGGTGCATTGAAATTCGGAGAACTGTTTTAACAAGCCAACTTGACCAATAACAAGCGGGCTAAACTTCACGAGAGTCCTGTAGGCTTGATTCACAAATGACAGCGAGTTCGACTGTGCTTTGTATGGCGTCTGTAGTTTTGCGATATACGAAATTGTCGAGAATTTAATAACCGATTCAATCTTGTACAATCTGTTTTCACAAATGATCGCATCCCCAGCACTTGGTTGGAACAAGCCTACAGTGTCGATTGTCACCGTGAGATTAGACTGTTTCTTGTCCGTAAGCACCAACGTATCAACCGCCGAAGCAATAGCCGAGTTAGTCGCCAACACCGAAAACGTCGTCGCGTCGATGTATGTTGCCGAACGATAGCCGAGTATGTCGCTTGGATTAGTAAAGCAAGCTGCAATTCCTGCACTGATGTCCTCGATTGTCACCGCGTCGCCTGTGATTAGGCCATGAGGTTCTGATGTGACAATGGTAACCGTCTGGACGCCGTTTGCCACTGTTGCAGTCAAACTTGCTTCGCTGATGTAGGGCGCAGTGTAAATTTCGCCAACTGCACCTGCCAAAGAGTTGGTGCTTGCTGTGAAGGTAAACTGCGTGTCTGATATGATTGAAACGGTTCGCAGGCCAATCAGGTCCACCGCCCCACCGCTGAATGCTGCGGTTAGAGTACTTGACGGCCTGCTGACCGTCACCAATTGACCTTGCGACAATCCATGCGCAACAAGTGTCGTCACCTGCACAACATCTGAACTTGCCGTCACAAGCACGCTGCCAATCAAAGCCTTAATCACTGGGGCGCAGTATTCCTGGCCTGTGTAATCAATAAGGTTTTGGTCTTTGCGTTCTTTGACAATCTTGTTCTGCGCAAGCGTAGGGATGAAATACAACTTGTCATCTGATGGCCGCAGGAATCCGTTGAAAAAGACTTTGTTTGCGCCTGTCCAGCTTGTCCAAGCTTCTGTCAGGTAGTTGTAGCAGTAAGTAATGTCTGCCACTGCTGACAGCGTGTTAGGCCGCTTAACTGACAGCAAGTAAAGGCGTTCTGATTCATAACCCACGGCTGAGGTGTTGTTTTCCAAGTCTTGGCCAAGGATGGCAGTCAAAAGCGGTTCAATGATACGCGAAACGATGCGCACCGCGCTGTCTGTGATCTGAACCACGCCCTGGTTGGACAAACAATAGACTGAGTTGTTGAGAACAGACACAGAATCCGTTGCCTTGACGAAAACCGTGTTGTCCAACGCTGTCACAACGAAGTTAGACGTGCTGTCACCGTTCAAGCGATAGATACCGTCGCCTTTGAGAATAATCAGCGAGTCACGCAGTGCTGCAACGCGCAGAATCGGCGATGCCCGGCTGCCAACGTCACGGATATTGAACAAAGGCACAGCTTCGGGTTCGTTTATCTTTGAAATGTAAAGCCTGTTAGGCCCGATGTCCGCTTCAGACTGCACAGACGTGCCAGACGCAGGTATGACAGGTTCAAACGCCCGTCCGAGTGCTGAAGGCGCGTTGGTTGTCAGGCTAAAAGCATCTTGATCAAGGTTTTTGGCAAGCAAAGTGATCGCACCGGGCGGCTGAGTCACTTCAGATGTGTACTGCGCATACACAATAGACGTCGAGTTGCGGTTGAAAGCCTTAATCAGGTAGCTGGCTGTGTAATAAATAGCCTGTGATACAGTAAACGTTGCTGGCGTTGTGGTTTTTACAACCTTGACGATGCGCTGGCCTGTTGATGTGCGTGTTCCTTCGAACGTGCAATCACCCGTGGCACCGGATGCCACTGTAAATGTGAACTGGTTGGCCGTTGTGACCGTGATTTGGTACTCGCCAACAGGAATCCCGCCGACAGACGATAGAATCCTAATGTAATCATTGTTTTGAAAGCCATGTGCTGTGCGGTTTACTGTCGCGGTAGTGCCGGCAACTGCAATCGAGTTGGTGACTGTTTCATTTCCTACAGGTGCGTTAGTCGCGTCTGTGTAGAATCTGTAGGTTTCAGTCGTCGTGCCGTCTGTAACGCTGAGAGTGTCGCCGTTTGCAATCAAAGTCGGGTCAACTGTCGTCAGGCTTCTCAAATGATACTGCACAGTGTTGGCATAGAAGGCATAACCTTTAAACACGGCAACATCTTCAGCGCGTGGTGGCCTTGCGTTTGCCTGCAGAATGCCTTCTTGGTTGCTGTTCGTGTACAGGAATGGCTGACCGGCAAGCAAAAGGTCGGGCAAGTCGTCCGTGTAGGTCAAAAAGCCGTTTGAAACGTCTGTCGATGAAAGGTTTTGTTCTGCAACAAGGCGAAAGTCGTCGAACGGTTCGCTTGTGGCACTCACAGACCCTGATGTGCGGTAAACTTGGTACAAGTATTCCGTCGATGCAACTTCATTCGGAACGCTGGCGGTGATTCTGCCCGTCGGATTATAAGAGTATTCAATAGTCGCAAGATATGAAGGCGGCGAAGGTGGAATCCCTGCAGGCACAGGATACTGAAAGGTAAAAGATGCGCCTACACTCACTGTTTTAATATCAAACTGGCTATTAGGTGCGATTGTAATGGGCGGCGTTGTTGTCGTGACGGGCGTATATTGCACTATTGTTACAAATTCACCGATTTGCGTAAATGGATGCCCGCTGTCCAACACTGTCATGGTGGCTAACGTGCCTACAATGGTCACACTCATAGACGCCGCTATGCGGGTGCTGTTGTACAGAATAGCCTGTTGCGAGGGTGCGCCGATTACAAGGTTGCCTTGGGCGTCTTTGCGTCCAAACACAATGCGGTACGCAGTCTGTGAGTTTGCCTTGATTGGGCCTGCTGCACCCACTGCTGCGACCTGGACGTCCAATCCTGGCGGCATACCGGCCTCAAGTGCAGGCAAGTCTTCGCGTTCAAGCTTATAGATGCCGTTATCTGTCGTGAAGTAGCTGTTTCCTTGGGCTGCAAACTGCCTCGAGACGCCAATTCCGTTAGCTGTGACGCTGATCGCAGGGCTAGTTACTACATTGTAGTACAGGTAGCTGGCGGCGTTTGTCGCTGAGGCTAGAACTGATGCGTTTGCAGGGTTTGTTGACGATATTCTAAAAGCGTCTTTGGCTTCGTAAGTCACTGCGCCTGTCGAACTAGACGCCGTTGCGATGGTGAATCTGTTTTCGTTCACCTTGGTGATGGCATAGTTGCCGGGTGTGATGCCCCGGGCGTTTGTCGAAATGGTGATGTTGTTGCCTGTAATCATCCCATGTTCTGCAAAGTCGATAGTTGTTGTCGCACCTGACGTGCTGACGCTGGCTGCAAAGGTTGTCTGCACCTGGCGGACGCCATAGAGGTCTGCAGTCAAGTGTTCAAAGGCTTCCGCAACGGCGTCTGTTGTAGGAATGCTGAACTGTGAAATGTAATCGTTGTTGCGCAGGCCATGCGACGTGCGGCGGACGCTGACGTTTGTGCTGTTCAAATAGCACTGAATCGTAGCAAACACTGGCGCAGTGACCACGCGGTAAAGTGTGTTCTGTGAAATGGCAAACAGGCTTGTGCCGTATTCCCAGATGCGGTTAAGGCTTTGAGTGTTAGGGAACTGTGCCAGAAGGTTCTCACCCCGGCACTTCGTAATAATGTAGTCTTGGTTAATGATGGCATTCTCTGCACGTTCCAATCGTCCAGGCGGAACGGTCAAGCTGTTGGGCTGAATGGCAAGGCCCGTAAATTTCTCAATTGTGTTTTGTTTCATGGCACACTCACTGATGGGAATCGGCGTACCGTAACACGTCCGCGCAGCAATCCGTCACGTTGGATGACCTTTGGCGTCGAACCTTCAACGCGAGGCGACAGGATTTCACGGCAATATCTGATCTTCTGTTGCAGCTTTTCCTCCGCAATTTTCATCTGGTCAGGAATGGACAACGCTTCGAGTACGCGCACTGCAGTTGCATGGACAAGTACGGTTGCCGCCTCGTCTGGCATCTGAATCAGGCTTGTTTCCAGGGCTGTGCTTACAACGTCGCCAGCTTCTAGACCGTCAAGTGCAGTTCCTGAGAAGCCACTGACAGTAAGAACAAGGCCCGTGATGTTGGTGATTGTCAGATCTTTGTAATGCAGAGGATGTGCAGGCCTGATGTCCGTCACGTCGATCTTGCTGCCAATCGTCAGGTTAGCCGGCACCTTGCTGACTGTGATGGTGTTAGTCCCGAATGCTGTGATGCCCGCAGTGCGGCTGTTCAGTACAAGGTCTGAAGGCTTACGCAGAGTGTACAGGATAACCGTTCCATTGCTTGAAGGCGTTGGAAGCAGGCGGATGCTGTCACCTTCAACCATAAAGCCGTTAGGCGTGCCTTGGCCGAGGTTTGTAAACCTGTAGCTGTCTTCAATGCTGATGCGCGGCAGGTCATACACAAGGCCGCCGCCAGTGCTGTTGTACTGAATTTCACGCAATGTGCGTCCAATCGCACGTTCTGGGATACGAAAGCCTGTATCGCCAGCGTTCACTGCGATTTCTTCACGGAAAACGAAAAACTCTTCCCGCAGCGCAACGATCATTGGCACGATCATCGAGGCTTGTTCCTCGTTGGCCAGTGCCAGGATGTCGGTCTGCGAGAACCGAGGTTGGTAATTTGGTACGGTGATGGCCCTGTCCACCGCCGCAAGGAATGACGTGGTGTCCATTGCTTCCACCTATTAGTATTTGGGTTTCTTCTTACCAGGCATTACTGCGATTTCGGTCACGCCAACCTTCAGGCCCTTCTTTTCAGGCATCAAAGGCTTACCGCCGCCGAAGAAAGCTTTCATTTCATCCTTGAGGCCCGACTTGGCTTCAGATTCGCCCAACGCTTCCATTTCAGCGTCTTCAGCTTTGTCTTCGTCTTCGCCCATAGCCTCGCCCAATTCTTCAATGGCTTCAGGTGCAGCAGACTTGAAAGGTGTGCCCTCAACGCCTGATTCCTCTTCAGAGGCTTCCATAGCCATAAGCTGACGGAACTTGTCGAGGATCTCTTTGTAGATTTGCATTTCTGCTTGATGTTGCATCTTAGTTTCCCCTTATGCCCATGCTGTTACTGGTGAAAGTTGGTTTGTCAGCGCGCGGATCTCGATGACTTTCGAGACTCCCATGCGGTTCTTGAACGTGATACCTGCGGACGCTGCGGATTTGGTGATATAGATTCCCGTCCCTGCGTCAGCTTCCAACAACAGATTAGCACGGTCTGACAATGCCGTAATCACGTTGCCTGCAAAGTCTGTGACGCAGTAGATCTGGTCATTACCAACAGCGACAACAAAGTGAATTGCCTTGCTGCCGATAAAGTCAGCAGTACAGGACAGACCATTTGTCACGTTCACAAACGCCACTGATTCCGGCACCACTGCACCGCGAACAAAGCTTGCGTTAGTGCCATCTGTCGAGACGCGGAAAGGCTGCGCGTAAATGTCTTTGATCTCTGCAATGATTTCCCAGACGTTTCCGCTGTCAGCGTACTGCAGCAACACGCCGCCGTAGTTTGTCTTGATCGTATAAGTTGACGCGCCTTGGATGGTGTCACCCACTGCAGGGTCAATTGTCAGGTTTGCCGACTGTGCCGTGCCTTGCTTGTCAAAAACTGCGTAGAACTGGCCTTTGATACCAGTAGGCAAGTCGATGACAGACGCGCCTGCACCACAAAGCAACACGCAATCCGTTGCCTGCGCAGTGGAAGGCGTTACCGTCACTGTGCGAACCGATGTTTTGAGAGACGTCGCGACTGCTGCGTTAGACAAAGCAACGAGGTAGTCGGTAAGTGCCGACCACCCCGTTTCGCCGTCTTCCGGTATGGAGTACGCAACGCCGTTGAAGGTCACGCTTACCGACATACCTTATTCCTTTATGAGAATGGCTACCCGAACGTCGCGTGTAATGGATGCAGAGAACTGCACAGTAACGCTAATAATCCCAGTTGTGAGATTGATTTCTGCGGCTGCGCCTTTCACTTTGTGCGGAATGCCGTCTGCGTCTGCACCCAACGCTGATTCGATTACAACGCAACCGTGAATAGCTGGCTTGCTTGGGATGCCGCCAAGAATGGACGCATCTTTCAAGCTGACAGCCACGTTGTCAGTTGCAGTAATATCAGCATGATACACTTTCAGACCAAGCTGTTGTGGTAAAAGCATAAAAAACCTCTTGCAAAGGAGGGCAGGCGTTAGTACGCCACGCCCTCGTCGTTTCCGTTCGTCCAGACAATCTGGCGCGCAGGCGCACGACACATCACAAACTGGTCAGAAAAAGATCTGACCACCCAGCCAGCTTGGTTCTCCAAGGGGAATATGACTTCTTTGTCAAGTCCCGGAACTTTAAAGGAAATTTCCGCAGAACCCGACCGCAGCCAGTCACCGATCTCCAAGCCGTAAGCGTCGCCTTCCATGATCATGCGGTGTGGCACAATCTTGTTGAGGCCGTTTGCAGCATAGTACTCGATGGTTTCAAAGCCGTTCTGTGCAGCAGACTTGTAACTTGCGTCGTACTTGCGCATAGCCGCCTCATCCTGAGTCAGCGCAGCGAAAGTGCGTGGGTTCACACAAACCATCAAAGGTTTGTCCAAGCCACCTTTGTTAACAGCCTGCGCAACACCTTCCTGGAGTGCCTTGAGGCTAAAGCGTTTCTTGAGAAGGTCGACCTTGTTGGCTTTCCACAGTGCGTACTGAGTCGCGCTGATGCCGAACAGTGTTCCAGTGTTTTCGAGGATCTTGTGCAAGCCAACCATTTCCTTGTCAGCTTCCATTCCTTCAAATGCAACCTTGTGGCTTGTGAGTCCAGAAGCGGCAACAGGAACAAAGTCAACATAGAGGATGCCGTTGTCTGCATCGACAGACACAAGCTTGCCGGAAGCAACCACTGCGTTAGTCGAATCCAACTGTTGAACCACGCATCCCTCAAGACCAACCCACAGGCCTGCAGCGAAGTAGCCAGGTGCCAACAGGATAGCCTTAGAGGTTGTGTTCACGCCTGCGGTGAAAGCAACGCCGCCGACAGTGATGTTGCCTGATGCGGAGTAGGTTGCGCCGCGGTAAACAGTTCCCGATGGTGCATAGCTGACGTAGCCAAGCTTTGCAGCGCGCTGTCCGTGGATGCGCATAGCCTCAAGCAAGCGGCTGTGCGAACGGATGTGGTTCTGCATGACGTGCTTAGTACCGTCATAGAAAGCCTTCTCGCCACCGCCAGCAGAACGGGAGATGAACGCGAAAGGGATAACCGAAGTCAAAACAACTTGACTTGGGATGATAGACGATTGCTTAACAACGCCAGCGATTGCAGGGTTGATGTCGAATGCGTCTTGTCCTGTTCCTGCGAGGGTCCAGCCGGTTTCGTTAGCCAGGACGAAAGCTTCAACAAAGCTGTCACCGACCTTACGGCCTTCAGAGAAAGGGATTTCGCGTGCCAAAGGAAAGTCTTGTGGCAACAGGTTGTGAAGGTCGCCATAAACGCGCTTAAAGAGGTCAACGACCTGCTGATTTGATACTTGTGACATACGTTAGTTTCCTTTCAATTATTTGAGGTCAACGAGAATGCTGATCTGCAACTGGCCGCTAGTGGCTGCGTCCAATCCAGTAACAACCATTTGAACGCCGAGGTTTCCGAGTGCAGACTTTTCAACGCGGGCAATAGCTGCCAGCGATGTGTTGACGAGTGGTGCAACTTTTCCAAGCTGTGTAGCTTGTGCAACTGCGCCTGCGCCGTCGTCTGTCAGGGCGTGAATCTTAATGCCGTGGACTGCTGCGATTTGTCCGCCGCAATCAAGAACCAAGCCAAGGGCGTCTGTTCCCATAGCTGTCGATGTGAAGTCTGCTGCATCAAACTCAAGTACCGAACCCAACAGGGCGTCGATAGCTGCTTGCGTGATGACCGAAGCGTCATAAGCAACCAATGCTTGTGGTGGAAGTGCGACAAACTTTCCGGCCTTTGCGCCAGTGATGTTGTAAATCAGGTCAATCGAAGCTTTCTGATGACGCGCAAGGCTGTCATTTGCGAGAATGTAACTAGGCTGTGCCATTTTAAATCACCTCTTAGAAAATTGTTTATCCTTCATTGCGAAAAAGTCGTCTGTTGACATTGCTTGGGGTTTTCTCTGTGCCTGAGACGCCTGTGCGGTTGGTCTACGGCCCTGATTAAACTGTCGCATGTCTGCTTGACGCAATTTCTGTAACTGTTCCTTTGGCAGGCTTTTGATGTCATCTTCGGAGAGGTTAGCGAGTAGTTCTAATCGCGCCTGTTGCTGTTCTTTGACGACCCTTTGATAGGCCTGCGCAACGGAGATTTGCTTCCCTGCGGAAGCGGCACCCAACTTGAGTTCTGCGATACGCGCCAAAATGGTTGGCGTAGGGCGGATTCCCTGTTCGGTGAAAAATTCTACAAACTCATTTTCCACAGTTTCCCTTGCTTTTGCAACAAACTGCTGTTCGGCCTGTTGACGCTGCAACTCTGCCTGCTTTTGTTCCATTTCCTTGTAGCGGCGAAGTTCCCGTTCATTGTCGTATGCCCGGCGTTGGTCTTCGTCCATGTATTCGTACTTGAGACGTTCGGCCGCACGCTTCATGGCAATGTCATCGACGTCGAGGCCAAGCTGTTCTGCAAGGCTAAACAAAGCTTCTGGGTTGGTCTTTACGTTGTGAATCCATTTCTCGAAGCCTTCAGCAATCTGAACCTGGCGTTCGTACTGCTTACGGAGTTCGGCTGCTTGTTCCATGCGCTTGGCTGCTGCTTTGTTATGGGCATAACCGCGCTTGAGTTCGTCTTCGTCAACTTCAAGTTCCTCGTTATCAACCTTAACCTTGTACTTGTTGACTGGCTTTTGTTCAGTCTTTGGCTTTTGACCAAGTTCCTGTTCAATGCCTTGTGAATCTTGTTCTGCAGCAGACGCCGCGCCTTCCAATGAACCAGTATCGACGCTTTCCATTCCTTCCATGGTACCCCCTTATGAGTAGAACACGCACATTTTGACGTTGAACGATGTTGGCCAAGTTGATGTGATGGTGGCTGAGACTTCGTTACCCTCGCCTGCCTGCCAGGTGAAAGAAGTCACAGGTTGATCAGACTGCAGGACGATGATTCCAACAGGTCTAGAGTTCACAGAGAAAGACAATGCAGTGCCAGGCGTCAGCTTTTGAGTGATGATACTGCAGCGGATGTTGTCACCCAGTGTAATGCCGTTACGCAGGATTCTGATCGTGTTGTCTGCAAGGCTGTTAACGTAGTCGATGAACGGCTGCAGTTCTGTGTAGGCCTTGGTTGTGGCAATCAGTGACACTTCAAAGATGCGAGAGACGGTGATCTTAGCCATTAGTTGTCCCTTGTTTCTGTATCGACGCCTGTTTGAATGACGATTTCACGCTGTTCGTTGAGTGAGACTATAACGTATCCGCTTGCAGATGCAGCAATGGCGTCTATCAGTGCTTGGGCAAGCGACATGTCATCAAAGTCTTCTGTCGTTTCTTCCCACTGTTCTGTTGGAACCTGTGCAAACTGCATTGCGCCGCCTATCCTTTCCGTTTGCCAAACGAGTTTAGCAACGCTTCTGCCAAGGCTTTGTTTGATTGCGCGTCTTTGGGCTTTTGCATCCATGCTGGGGCCACCTTTTCCGCATAAGTGAGGCCGTCTGGCACTGGGTTTGTGTGCCTATCAACCATACGGTTAGCGTATATGAGGGCCGCCAGTGCATCCATGTGTCCAAGTGCCACGGATCTGGCAAAGTCTGTGCGTTGCTTGTTGAATGTTGCGCCTCTAAGGGTTGCAATCAGGAACTTGCATCTTGAATGGATGCGGATCTTGTTTTGAGTGAAGGCAAGGCGAACTGCGTTAATGCCGGCCTCAAAGTCATCCTTGTGCGGTAGCAGGGCTTCAAAGCCATGCTTGTAACGTAGGTCTACGAGAAGCTGTCCCGGGGCATCCATGTAGGCTGCTTTGATTCTGCGGCTGCCAGCCATTTCCCGCATAGCCTGAACGATAGTGTCCGTATCAGTGTTACTGTCGTGAACACGTTCGTCGTGGACTTCGATGACAGCCTGTTCAAAGTTGTAGGTCACAAGCAAGCTGACAGTCTTGTCACGCACACCGCCGAAGTCTGCAGAGATTGTCCAGAGAGTGTGTTCTGCAGGGTCAAACGTACCAACATGGCTGTCGCTAAACTCTGGCACGCAGACTGACGCGCCGTCACGAACAATCTGGACAAGGTACTCACGCTTCCAAGCGGGGCTATTGTCACCGCCAGCAAGCACCTTGGCTTTGTCTATCTGGTCTATGGTCAACTGAGGGTTGGTGTAAATGTCCAACTCGAACTTGGTGCCTGTTACAGAACATCGCGGATACACTTCTGTGTGTATGTAATGATCGGGTTCCTCTGATGGTGTTGTGACGTGAAGAAGCTGTCCACCAGACCTCAGAAGCTGAGGGCCTATGACAGAACGCAATGCGTAGTCGTAGTCGTCACTGTGAACAAAGCCGCCTTCCTCGCAGATAATAAGCTTTGCATTACCACCACGCAGTGAGTCCACATGCGCACGTTCTAAGACGCCTAACCGAAGTTCCGAGTTTCCGACCTTCCATCTGTAGTCCGACTTTATAGGCTGAATGAGGCCTTCGGGCGCATCCTGGCAGATAGGGCCAAGGTTGTCAGACACGATGTCTTTAGCCTGCTTCAATGTAGGTGCAGCGATGCGGACGATGCTGTTGGGATTCTGCAGGCAATAGCTGAGGGCGTAACAAGCTGACAGATAGGACTTGCCCCACTGCCGGCTGATGAACAGCAAAGCTTCCTGCGCCTTCGTGTTCCGTAATGTCTGCCATATTTGCTTTTGACCTGCATGTAGTTTGTAGCTGAGGTTTCCAGCGTTCCAAGCCTGTTCCGTCAGACGCAAGATGTCTGCCTGTATCAATGCCTGATATTCCGCAAGTTCCTTGGGCGTCATATTACGCGCACCTCGGAAATATCTGCCCATGATATTCTGACCTAGGGCTAAAATGAAAACAGTGCTTATCTGTCCTGACGTTCATATCCCGTACGAACATGAGGCCGCTGTTAAGTGCCTTGTGCGTGTCTGTAAGGTTCTCCAACCTGATTACTTTGTCTGCCTTGGTGACCTTCTGGACTTCTATCAGCTTAGTCGCTTCGACAAAGATCCTAGCCGCAAGACTACAGTTTCGGATGACTGTGACCTTGCAAGGCGATGGTTCTACAAGGTTGATGGTGCCCTGCCTTTGAAGTGCGAGAAGGTCTTTATCGAAGGCAATCACGAAAACAGGCTTCAGAAATGGATATGGTCTAACGCAATGGATTTGGGGAAGATGATTCCTAGCCTGCCAGACTACCTGCACCTTAAACGCCTTGGCTGGGTTCACGTTCCATACGGCAAGCTGTGGCGTCTTGGTGATGTGCTTTACATGCACGGTGACCGCTGTGGAATGAACGTGTCTATGAACATGATTCGCAAGTATGGCTGCAATGTAGTCCACGGCCATGATCACGGGGCTGCCCTTCGGTACTTCGCAAACGCTGTCACCCGTATGTGGGCACTCAACTGCGGGCATCTCAGTGATATGGACCAACAGGAATACCTTTACGGTGGCGTTGCAGACTGGACTATGGGTTTTGGCCTTGTCGAGTACACAAACGACCTTAAACATGCAGTGCCTTCTTTCGTGCCTGTGATAGACGGCAAAGCAATCGTGAGAGGTAAGTTAATATGATGCTAACCAAGTCTGAGATAGACAAACTAAAGGCTTTGCCTTGGTACACCTTTGAAGTCATATACTGCTTGGATAAAAAGACTGTCACAAAGAAGGTGCGCGGCAAACGTAGTTTCACGTGGGAACTAGAGAACTGCGTAAGGTTCACCATCGTAGGCGAGGAAGGCGAAAGCTTGTTTGAGTTGGACGGTGAATTGTTCATAAGCTGTCGGGTTCTTTCTCAAACGCTACGTCAACAGACGCCGCAATCAGGGCCTTCCTCTTCTCTTCGAGTTCTTTAAGCCTGTCTTGGTTGGTTAGGACGTCACGCGCAGCAGTGTGAGTGATCTGGACGTTCTCTTGAAGGCCAAGGATGGTCTTTGAGGCGAAGATGACTGCTGCAGGGTGCCTTTCCATTATCAGCTGATCCAAGGCTTCCAAGACACGTTCAGACCGAGTTTTCCTTATGTAACTAAGAAATTCCTCTCTGCCCTTTTTGTATGCTTCGGCGATTTCTGGATTTTCATTCATTCTTTGGTAATAAGTATCAACGGCAACGCCTAACTTTGGGGCAATATCCTGTTGTGTGTGGCCAATGCGGGCAAGCCTTTCGACTTCCGCAGGATCGACCTGTTTTGGTTTAGGCCCACGCTTTGCCATTTACCAAAGTTCCTTTGTTGGCTTTGCAAAGCAATCAAACGCACCTGAATCATACAGCTTCTGTATCTCTTCTCTGACTGGCACCTTGTTAAAGCGACGCCATACAACTTCTGTTCGCTTGCGGTTTTGATCTGATTCATCTGCCTTCTTTGAACGGTCATAGCCGACACGGCCCCTGCTTGACGCTGTCGCTTCAAACTCAAAGCGTTCCCAATCTTTGGGCATCTCAATAGGCTGGTCATAGTTCGACAGTATGAAACTGCCTTGGCAGGCGTCCAGCGTGTTCACCAGTTCCTGAAAGTGTTCCATCGTATAGCCGTTATAGTGTCCCTGATAGGCTGCCGGATATGGCGGATCGCAATAGAAAAAGGTTTGTGGGCTGTCCCACTGTTTAATGATCTTGAGTGCATCGTCGCAAGTTATGACCACCGATGCCATACGATCAAGATAGTCTGGCAATTGTGCAATCTTGTTTGACCATGTTGCCCCATTGTTTCGGCTGAACACTTTTCTTGCCCAACCACCGCCAAGCACATTTGAAAAACTCTGCTGCACGTTGACGTAATATCTACGCGCAGCCTCGAGTTTATCTTCGCAATCTAATTCTTTGGCAATCTGGTGTTCGTGTTCGCTGTACAATGTGAGTTGCAGTGCATCGATAAGTGCAGGGCCATTGTCGCGTAGTTGCTGGTAGAAGTTAATTAGCCTTTTGTCGTGATCATTGATAACTTCGCGGTAGTGATGGGTGTTCGTCACCTGCGGCCAGGGCTTTGCAAAGAAGATAGCCGCGCCACCGCAGAACGGTTCGACATAGACTGTATGCCTTGGAATCAAAGGCACAATCTTTGATGCCATGCGTTGCTTTCCACCGTAATAACTAATGACTGGTTTCATCGTTTGATCTGTAGTGCCGTCAGGCGTGTAGTTGCGTCTTCCAGGCGGATCTCAAGCTTTTGGATACGCTTGTCTGTTTCAGTCTGCTGCGCTTTGAGGTTGGCCTCTATTTGGCGCGCAAACACGTCTTGCTGCGTTCTTACCGTGTCGGATAGGCTATCTACGCTTTCCACCGCTTCTTTTGCTTCCTTGACGGCCTTTGCTGCCTTTTGGTGTAGCTGCCAACACAACGTCAGAAAAACACCCGAGGCCAGTGCGAGTAGGCCAATAAGACTTTCGTAGTTCATTTTGTCCCCACATTGCGATCAAGATTGCATCGACTATGCCGTCACGGTTGCCACCACGAGGGCCGAAGGTTTGTTCTGCGAGTAAAGGGTTGATGCCAACAAGGGCGTCTAAAGCTGCCTGCTTTGTGGCTTTCTTGCGTTCTGTCTGGCTTATGCCCTTTTCATGCTTGAGGGCTATGCCAAAAGACTTTTGCCAGACTTGTGGGCGTACCCTGCAAAGCTGGCTGCAGCGTGCCTCTGCCCAGGCTAAGAGGCGTCCGTAGTTGAGGCCCATAGTAAACACGCCAAAACGTCCGTCAGACGCGAAGGATGTTTGTTCCTCGATGACGATAACGTCTAAAGGCAACATGAAAGTCAGTTTGTTAAGTTCGAGGATGTCTATTTCGCCGTCTTTGAGAGGCATGGAATAGAACTTTGTGTGCGCGCCATCGTAGAACGCAATCGCACCTGATTTACCGCAGTCTATTCCCAAGACGCCCATGTGGGTTAGCCTCATTCCGTGAGAGTTAAGATAACTCTACAAGGATCTTGACAAAATGTCAAAAGTGCCTGGTTAACCGACTGTCTTTCGCGCGTCGTCACAACCAGGAAGCCCCATCGCGCATCCCAAGCGATTTCTCTTGAAACACTCCATGTGTTCCTTGACCCGCTGCCTGCCACGGGGACGGTGGAAACTGACGTTTAACCATAGGTAAGCACGGCCAAAGATTGTCAGTTTAAGATATTGTACCCTGCTTATTGGCAAAAAAAAACCCTTGGAGTAAACCAAGGGCAGACAACCCGTTCATCTACGACAATGAACCGGACGTGCTTTCTTCCTACCAAGATCGCACGTTCCTTGCAACAAAGGCGCTGCGTTTTGTTTACTAAGTTTCCACATGAGTTTTGGGACTTACTTGACTCGCAATCAGAGATTGTCGTCCTCCTGCGCATTCTGAAAAACATAGGTTTTGCCGAAGATGGCGTCTGCTTTGAAAGTCGTGAGTCTATGTGCCGCGCCTGCCATTTACACAAAGATACTTGGACAAAAGTTGTAGCTTCATTGGAGGACAAGGAAATTATTGTGACCGAAAAGGTAAGCAACCATCCCTACAGAATCACATTGCATGAAAAGTATGCAAGGCCGAAAATAAGGCCACGAAATAGACATAATATATATCGTGACGCTAAAACCGTCCTTGCTAAAGAAAGAGGCAAAGATGATAATCATTCCCAGAAACACACCGACAGAGAACCGTTCCAAGTTGTCAAACGAAGAATTGAAGCATTTCAGGATGCTAGAAACGCAGTTCCGTCAACGAGAGGCCCTGCAGAACCGGACGATGAATGATGAATGGGGATTCAGGCTGCAAGTCATTCAAGCCATACGCAACGCACCTGAGGTCGCAGATAAGACACCCTACGTTCAATGGCTGTGCGATATGTGGGACAAGGAACTTGAGATTGATCGCAAGGCTATCGAAGCAGAAAACCGAGTCATCGCAGACCGTGAAATGGAAAAGATCCGTAAGAGAAGGGAAAGCACCTGACGGTGCGCATTACTGGGCTTGCCGCCCAGCGCCGCTTTGCGGCTGCCCGCATGGGGCCTTAAGCCGGCCCCGCTTCGCCCCCCGCCCTTTTCTTTGAGGTTAGGAGTCTGGGTTTAGGATTTCCCGCTTCGCATGAGATTAACTTATGGAGAATGTAATGGAATACACTTTGACTGAATCAGAACAGCTTATCGCCAAGTTTGTCGCAGAACAGAGAACCGCAAACAACAGGAACGCAGGAACAGGCAACAACCGTAGATCGGATATGTCGGATTTCGAGATTGACCTTCAAGGTTTCGGTGGGGAACTGGCTTTCTGTCGCCTGGCAAACGTCTTCCCAGACCTGACGGTTCACAACAGGTCAGCGTTCAAGGGTGACGATCAGGGTGATTGTGTCCTCAATGGACAGCGTATCGACGTAAAGACCTCAAAGAAGGCCAAGGCTGCACTTTGGGTGCCAGTACGCAAGATCGGTACTGCGGATGCTTACGCGCTTATGACGGGCACGTTTCCCACGTTCAGGCTAGTAGGAATGGCGGACGTTGAAACTGTGAAGGGATGCAAGGTCTGGAATGAAAGCCACGTCGTGGATCAGAACAAGCTTGTAAGCCTGGCGATCTACCAGGTTGATCAATGGATGAAAGGCTAGTCCTGGTTGTCAGGGTGACTTGAATGTTTGTCCCCGGGTTCGATGTGGATCATGACACGGTGCGCGCTGTACCTGCTGTCCTGTGGGCCACAAAAGCTTTTGATTTTCCACAGAACATCGGCAAAGGATTCAGCCTCGTCACGTTCACTGCTGCCGTCATCGAAGACGTGAATTTCCTCTGCTTCGCCTTCAGGTTGATGCCTTATGATCCAGCCATTCAAGGCACGTTCAATCTTGATCATTTGTAGACCTCATAGGTGTTGCCCTTGGCCGCATTACGTTCACCGGACACCTTGATCTTCTCTGCAACAGTAAGGCGTTTAAGGCTGTCTTTGATCTGCGCTTCTCTGATGGGCATTGGCAGGTGACGGCGGAGTTCCATAACCCTGCCTGCGAACTTGCCACCTAAACGGATAAGCACGTCAAGGATCATCTGATCATGAGACTGATCTGTCATCATCTTTCGTAGCTGATTTTGCCTGACCATTTCGCTTATTCCATTCATATTCAGACCTCATTTTGTGGATGATAAGAGTTTGTACTGATAAGCCTTTGGCCTCTGTTTTGATTTGATTATACAAAGGCAACGGAAGTCTTAACAGTATCGCCTTTTTAGGTGCGCCCTTAGGCCGTCCAACCATCAGGGTTTAGCCTCAATTGTAAGTTGTATGCCTTCGTCTGCTTCGAACCAGTGTTCCTTTAAGATGTTGCAGACGGACGCCAGGGCTGCATTCATGGAACTAAACTCACGCTGGCAAACAAGGGTTTCGTCTGTTTCAGCCTCTTCAATGCGGACTATGTAGCCGTTGGAAACTTTCTCGATACTGATCATTATCCACCACCAAAATGTTCTGTGCTGATTGCGCAAGGATTGCGTGGCACCCGACCAACTGATTCACGTCCGTCATATTGGACAGGAAAGTAAACCCATTCCTTTGACCAAGCTGTAAATGGTTCGCCCTCTGTGCGTCCAAAACCTTCATAAAACACTTTCGTAAAAGCTGGGGTTTTGAGTGCTTTGCGCCACGTTATCAGATTGTTTTGAATGGCTACTTGTTCAATCTTGTCTTTCGCTTTGAGTTTTTTCAACAAGTCAGCAATCAGACGTGGCCAAGTTGTATAATCCTCTTCAATCTCAGTGCCGATCATTCTGTAATCTCCATTTCACCGCACACACCCTTCTTGCCGATGTGTTCCAGGGCGTCGTCGATTGTTTCTTGAGTGATGCCTGGCAGGGTTTCAGGTTCCCAATCGTAGCAATCCCATTCCCGATCTAATGAATAAAGACGATATGCTGGCGGTTGCATTCCCGCATCTTCCAATGCTGTAAGCAGGGCGACGGCTTTGGTTTCGTCGTCGGTTTTATTCATTCTTTTAAACACTTCCAACACTTCTGTGATCAGTTTTAACATTTCACTGCGCTTCATAACATCACTTTCTAAAACGGAATGTCGGATTCAAAGTCAGCCTGGACAGGTGATGCTTGCTTCTCAATGCTGATCATTGTCTTCATCCTGAGGAATAGGTTTCATTTGATGCCATTGTTCATCAACGCCGAAAAACCAAACTGTGCCGTCATCGCAAAGGGCGTTCAGCACTTGCTAGTTCCACATTGTTGTCACAATAAGTTGAATGATTTTGCGTTGCATTTTCAGGTTCCCATTCATGCTTTGAATACCAACCAAACTTGCCTTCGTAGTAGACCGGCGGAGGACACATCCCACAACTTTCTATATGGCTAAGTATCCGATCTGCGGCTTCTTCGACGATTGGATATGCAAGTGATTCAAAGTGTTTCAATACTTTTTTGACCATCTCACTACGTTTCATGGCTTTTGCGTTTCATCTTGAAGTAGGGCGTTTGCACGTCTCATGGCTTCGGCAATTTCTAACATCTCGTCTTTCCATTTGTCGTTTTCACTTGGCAACTTCATTCCTTGGCTTTCTAGCTTGTCTAACAACAGGTCGGCGTGTTCATCATTAAAGTTGTAAAAATCATTGTCATAAAAGAAATTTTTGATTGTCTTAACCATTTCACTGCGTTTCATTGTTGCCTCAAAACGGAATATCTGACTCAAAGTCAGCTTGAACAGGTGAGGCTTGACGTTCGACAACTTCAGCCTTCTCACCCTTCTTGAACACTCTGATGGCGTTGGCGAGAATCTTGGGATCAACTGCAGTCTTGCCGTCCTTGCGCTCGTAGGTGTTAATCTCGAGAGTTCCTGAGACGTAGATCTGATCACCCTTCTCAGCGTCAATCATCCACTTGCCCATGGCGTCAAAGGCAGCCACGTTGAACCACATTGTTCTACCTTTCGGACCAGAAGCCACGGAGCAGGATGTGATCTGTTTTCCGTTCTGTGTCATGCGAACTTCAGGATTCTTGCCGACTCGTCCAATGATTGTGATGTTCATGTAGCTCATAATCTTTTCCTTTCCATCATGTAGTGAAGAACAGAGATTCCTAAGGCTGCAAGGCCAGCAAGACCTGCAGCAAAGCATACGATTCCTAAGAGACACCAAAGTACGTTGATCACGAGAACACCTTATCTCTGGTGATTTGTGCAAAACTCATTTCTTGCTTCCTTTGTTTCTAATGTAGTTGGTGATGGATTCATCTAGTTTAATCATCGAATAGGCGAACAGCGTGAGAATCATGCCTAAAGCAATGATCCACGCTACCAGTGTTAAGATTCCGATAATCACGAAAACACCTTGTCCTTCACGATTTGTGACCACGGGGTGCCAGCCTGCAGTTTCTTGATCGCTTCCCTGGCTGTCGTCTTGTCGTTTTCAGACCAGTCTTTTACT